GTAAGATTTTATCACTGTGGAGAATACGGCGATAAATTCGGCCGTCCACACTACCACGCAATACTATTCAATACAAACTTCTCAGACAGAAAACAATTACAAGGCCATAAAGGCCTAACAACTTCAGAAACATTAAGCAAACTATGGGGAAAAGGACACTCCTCAATAGGTGACGTAACATTCCAATCCGCGGCATATGTCGCGGGTTACGTTCAAAAAAAAATTAATGGAAAACAAAAAGACTCACACTATGCAATCATCGACCCCGTCACGGGGGAATACCACGGACAACGTCAACAAGAATACTCAACTATGAGCCGGAATCCCGGCATAGCGGGAAACTGGCTCGCCAAATACAAAGATGATGTTTACCCCTCAGACAACATTCACATTAACGGCAAAGAAATGCAGCCACCAAAATCTTTTGATAGACTCTATGAAATAGATCATAAAGATGAAATGCTAACTATCAAAGATAAACGTATGGAAGAAGCAGAAAAATATGCACACCTCCGTACCCCTGAAGCTCTGCGTCAAGCAGAGAAAACCCACAAAGCTCGAATGAGCTTATACAAAAGAGGAAAACTATGATATTAAATAAATACACAATCTTCGACTCAGCTCTAGAAGCATATCACCAAGATTACTCCCTAGAAAACGACGCAATAGCATTAAGACAATTTGCCGATATGGCAAATGAAGAAACACAAATTGCCAAAAATCCAGAGGATTATTCGCTATGGCGAATTGGCACATTTGAAACAACATCCGGAGAATTAACACCGGAAGAACCAATATGTATTGCAAAAGCACATGAACATGTGATACAATTCAAAAAATCAAAGAAAACTTAACATAACTTTAAACTATGCGAAGATAACTAACAGGAGTCTAACCCATGAAAAAATCTCACAATCGCAGCAGAATCGGTTCCGCTCAACAACATCAATTTGCGGAAGTACCACATGCCGATATACAACGATCTACTTTCGATAGGAGTCATGGGTTAAAAACCACATTCAACGCCGGCGAATTAATCCCAATATATGTCGACGAAGCATTACCAGGAGATACTTTCTCCTGCAATTTAACTGCTTTTAGCAGATTAGCAACACCAATACACCCAACCATGGACAACGCATTCATGGATTCCCATTTCTTCGCAGTCCCAGTACGACTTGTATGGGACGATTTCGAAGAATTTATGGGAGAAACAAAAACATATAAAGCAGCTGGTTCCTCAAGATTAGATGGAACACCCGACTTTACAGTCGCAGCACCAATACCCCCAACAATAACAGCCGGTGGATCCGGCGAAGCCGAACAATCATTATCCGATTATTTCGGAATACCAACAAAAGTAGCAGCACTAGAATTCAGTGCATTATGGCACCGAGCTTATACGCTCGTCTGGAACGATTGGTTCCGAGATGAAAACTTACAAGAACCAAAAACAGTATTAACAACCTCTGGCGCAGACGCTACAGCGTATCCAATACTTAATAGAGGAAAAAAACATGATTACTTTACATCAGCTCTGCCTTGGCCACAAAAAGGCGCAGACGTAACAATACCTTTAGGAACATCAGCCCCAGTCGCTTTCGCTGGTACTAATGACACTGAAAGTGTTAACGTCTATTCAGAATCAGTTAATGCAAACCGTATAATTTATCAGAATTCAGGCGGACATACCTTAAATATATCTAATACAGACGGTAGTGGTTCACCTCTATATGCTGATTTAACTGACGCAACAGCAGCAACCATTAACCAACTTCGTCTCGCATTCGCAACACAAAAATTTCTTGAAATACAAGCCCGTGGCGGTTCAAGATATATCGAAGTAATAAAAAATCACTTTAACGTAACTAGCCCAGACGCTAGATTACAACGACCAGAATATCTGGGGGGCGGAAGCTCACCGGTAAACATTTCACCGGTCGCACAAACCTCAAGTACAGACTCTACAACACCGCAAGGTAATTTATCGGCCATAGGCACAACTGTACTTAGTGGCCACTCTTTCACAAAGAGTTTCACTGAACACACAATAGTAATAGGTATGGTATCTGTAAGAACAGATTTAACCTACCAACAAGGACTGAACCGTATGTTCAGCCGTGAAACAATATACGATTACTACTGGCCAACGCTTTCAACGATTGGCGAACAAGCAGTCAAAAACAAAGAGATCTATGCACAAGGATCAGCAGCCGACGAAACAACGTTCGGCTACCAAGAACGCTATGCAGAATACAGATACAAGCCTAGCTCTATCACTGGAAAATTCCGTTCTAACGCTACAGGCACTCTAGAATCATGGCATTACGCACAGGAATATTCAGCCCTGCCACTACTTGGTGATTCATGGATACAGGTAACAGACACAAACGTACAACGCACACTAGCAGTCGCTAGCGAACCACAATTTATATTTGAGTCATTATTTAAACTTAAGTGCACACGTCCAATGCCAGTTAACAGTATTCCAGGTGGAACCCACTTCTAATGGGCTGGCTTAAAGATACATGGAGTGCTCTTTCAGAACCAATAGTATCTGGAATATTTGGCTATAAAGGCCAAAGAGATACAAATGTTGCAAGTGCGCAGCAAGCTGAAAAGCAAATGGCACACCAAGACAGATCAGTCCAAAAACAAATGGACTTCCAAAAGATGACTACACAGCAACAAATGGACTTTCAGAAAGAAATGTCCAACACCGCAGTACAACGCCGCATGGCAGATTTAAAAGCTGCGGGAATAAATCCCATACTTGCCGGAAGTAAAGAAGCTAGTTCACCAGCTGGATCAGCTGGAATGGGATCATCATCAGCCGGTGCAATGGCGCCAGTAGGAAACAAAGCTGCAGCAGCCATACAAATGGCAAGTTCAGCACAAGCATTAAGAAATGCTCAAAAAGTAGAGGATCAGATTTCGATGAATACATCTCTTTCACAAATTCAGCTTACTAAAGCAGTAATTGAAAGAGATAAACAAGAAGCGGAAGCGGAACTTGCAAGAATTGACGCTCAAATTATGGACGATCCAAAATTCAGAGCTTTGCGCAAAGTGAAATTATATTCAGATAATTCACCATTACGTATACCGAGAGTTCAAAGATAAATATGACTATTAAAAGAAAAGCCACAGGCATAAAAAAACAAACATTTCGTTCAGCCTATAATTTAGGCAACGAAGACTATAGCCAATCATTCACTGATGGCTTAACAGAACAACATCACACCGACACGTGTGATATTAACAAAATATTAGCACAATTCATGGAAACAGGAATTATGCCACAAACTAAAGCAAACCCACAATACGGAGACGTGTCAGACGTCGACTTCACAACTATGCAAAATCAACTAGCTACAGCAAAAACGTTATTTGAAGAACTACCGGAACCTGTGAAGGATCGCTTCAATAACGAAATGCATAGCTTCCTACATTTTGCAGAAAATCCAGACAACCTTCCAGAACTGGAAGAAATGGGTTTAGCTGTTAAAAACGAGCGTTTAGCTCAGGCTTTACAATCACAAGCTGGGGAGGAAACTACGTCCCTCCCAGCAGGCAAGTCCGATGAATCGGACGCGGCAGAAACAGTTGCTACTTGATACAACTGTAACGACTGACAGTATTCATACTGGAAGTCGTAAAAATAACCTCACGAACTAAGGAGAGTGAAACAATGAGAAGACCAAAAAAAATGAACTACAGAAAATCTAAAAAGATGTTCTCACGCACAGCTTCGAGAACACACAAAAAAAATTCATTAAGATCTAGCCGACCAATGAGAGGCGGAATTAGATTATAACAATGGAGAAACAACTATGCCTTGCTTTCACCCAAACACAGCGTGGTACTTACCACAAACTAGAACTGTCTCTTGGGAGGACAGATTCGGTAAAGAAATCCCCGGAGTAAGAAACTCTATACAACTCGCCTGTGGACAATGCACAGGCTGTCGTTCAGAATACTCAAGACAATGGGCTATGCGTATTGTATTAGAACAATCGCTATGGCTCAATAATATATTCATAACATTAACCTACGACAACGAACACCTACCAGAACACAACACACTCATCAAAA